CAGCCTGCAGGACACAGGGCCAGACGAGATGGACACTGCGAATAGCGAAACAGATGCCGCCGATGCTCCACCTGCTGCTCCGGCCCCACAGCCTACAACATCTCAACTGCCCGCGTCATCGGCGACACCCGCCGTCCCAGTTGCAGCGCAATCCAGCAATCTAGCGGAATTGTCGGCGCAAATGCGCGAGGCGGCGGCGGAGATCGCCGATATTGCGGCGCAAGCGGGGCGCCTTGGCATCGCAATCGATGCAGCAAAAGCGCTGCGCGAGGGCACCGCACCGGAAGTCCTGCGCCGGCTGGTTCTGGAGCGTGCCAGCGCCGCCGCAGATGCCCGCGATATTGTGGCGGCCCCACCATCACCCGTTCTCCCCAAAACCGCTGAAAGTCCGATTGTGGCTGCCGCGAAGAAGGCTGCCTCGGCGGGCAGCAGGGGCTGAACCGCCCGCCCCTGACATCTGCACCGCCCACCTGATCCCCCGCCGTTCCTCCCCGGCGGGGGATTTCTTTTTGCCCCATCACCCAGAAGGATCCCCAAGATGACCGTCCTGCGACAGCCCGCCACGATGGGCGATGTCCTCAAATATGAGGTCAATCCCAACTTCACCCGCGAAACCATAACCCTGCTGGCTGGCAGCGCCTATCCCGTCGGCGCCGTGCTTGGCCGCATCACCGCAAGCGGCAAATACAAGCTCTCCACCTCGGGTGGATCGGACGGCGCCCAAACAGCCGCAGCCATCCTGCTCTACGCTGTCGACGCAACGACGGCAGATGCCACCGCCATCATTCTCGCGCGCGGCCCGGCCATTGTCTCGAAAGCAGCGCTCGTCTTTGACGCCACCGTCGATGACGCCCCCAAGACCGCCACGAAGCACGGCCAGCTGGCTGCGCTGGGCATCATCCCACGCGATACCGCCTGATCCAGCTGCCTGCATCTACCAAGCATTCCCCTGCCCTCTTTCCCCGGAGTTTCCCCATGACCATCACCCGCAACCCGTTTGACGCGGGCGGCTATTCGCTCGCCGAAATGACGCAGGCCATCAACATCCTGCCCAACCTCTACACCCGCCTCGGCCAGATCGGCCTCTTTCGCTTTGAGGGCGTGACGCAACGCTCCATCGTGATCGAACAGCGCGAAGGGGTGCTGAGCCTCCTGCCCTCGGTGCCGCTGGGCGCACCCGCCACCGTCGGCAACCGCGAGGCCCGCTCCATGCGCAGCTTTGCCCTGCCATGGATCCCACATGATGACGTGATCCTGCCCGCTGACATTCAGGGGATGCCCGCGCTGGGCTTGTCGGACGCAGCCGATCCGCTAGTTGAGGTGATGAACCGCAAGCTGACGCTCATGCGGCGCAAGCATGCCCAGACCCGCGAATACATGGAGATGAACGCTCTCCGCGGTATCGTGAAGGATGGGGCCGGCACGACGCTCTATGATTATTTCGTCGAGTTCGGTCTGGAGAAGATCTCGGTCGACTTTGCCTTTGGCACCGCTGGCACCAATGTGCAGGGTAAGGTCCGCAGCGTTCTGCGCGCCATGGAAGACAACCTGCTTGGTGAGACCATGACCACCGCGCATGCCTTGGTCAGCTCCGAATTCTTCGACAAGCTGATCAGCCACCCCAAGACCGAAGAGGCCTACAAGTTCTTTTCGGCCACCGGCGGCCAGCCCCTGCGAGAAGACATGCGTCGGGCATTCCCCTTCGCCGGCATGCTGTTCGAGGAATACAATGGCTCTGTCACGCTCTCGAACGGCGCATCGGAACGTCTGATCCCCGCTGGCGAGGGCATCGCCTTCCCGCTGGGCACCTTCGATACCTTCACCACCTTTGGCGGCCCGGCCAACCTACTGGAGACGGCCAACACGATCGGGCTGCCGCTCTATGCGCGTCAGATGATCGACGCCAAAGGCCGCTGGATTGATCTGATGACCGAAAGCTCGATCCTGCCCGTCAATAAGCGGCCGCGCATGGCGATCCGTTTGCACTCTGGTAACTGAGGCTGAGCCGTCATGACAGCGTTCTCTGCAGCGCTGGACGTGCTGTTCAGCGATCCGAACCTCTCCACCCCGGCGCTTTATCAGCAGATGGGCATCGGGCTGGAGGTGCCGATCCGCGTGATGCGACGCAGCCCGGACCGCATGGTCGAGTTCGGCGCGGCGCGGCTGATCAGTGACAGCGTGGGTCTGGATGTCCGCATCAGCGACTGTCCTGAACTGGCAGCAGGCGATCGCTTTGAGATCGGGGCGGAGATCTTTGTGGTGCAAGGCACACCCCAGCGCGATCGCGAGCGGCTGGTTTGGACGGCAGAGCTCTTGCCATGGTGGCCTGATCCACACGCTGATGTCTCAGGATAAGGGAGGCGCGCGCTATGATAAGACTGGAAGTGCTTGGCGACATCGGGGCCATGATGGCCGCTGAAATCACCGCTGGTGAAAAGGCTGTGACCAAGGCTGTCGGTGATGCCGGTAATAGCCTCAAGACAGCCTGGCGCGAGCAAATCACGGGCGCAGGGCTGGGACAACGGCTGGCGCGCACCATTCGCGCGGCGCAATATCCCAAAGGCAAGCCCAGCTTGAATGCTGCGGCGCTGGTTTGGTCAAACGCGCCAGTGGTTGTCGGCGCTCATGACACCGGCCCGCTGATCCGGTCCCGAAATGGATTCTGGCTGGCAATGTCAACTCCCGCTGCGGGCAAATCTGCGCGCGGTGGGCGCATCACGCCAGGAGAGTGGGAGCGTCGGCGCGGGCTGCGACTGCGGTTTATCTATCGCCGCAACGGGCCAAGCCTGCTGGTGGCCGAGGGGCGCTTGAACGCCCGCGGAGTTGGCGTGGCCTCGCGGGCCAAGACCGGGCGCGGGCTGACGACGGTGCCAATTTTCCTGCTGGTGCCGCAGGTCAAACTGCGCAAACGGCTCGATCTCGACCGGGATGCGAAGGTCGCGCAGGCGCGTATCCCGGGCGCAATCGTGGCCAACTGGGTGGATGGAAAGAGAGGGTAGGCCTGTTTATCCTTTATTTTACTGACATTGCTGTGCAAGTAATCAAAGATAAAATCAAAACGAGGGCACTGACATGACGAAACCTATGACCAAAACGCAGCTGATTGCGACGCTGGCAGAAGAAGCTGCGACAGATCGCAAAACCGCTGCGGTGCTTCTCGATAGCTTGGCTAACATCATCACGCGCGAAATGGCGGCCGGTGGAGCTGTGACTGTTCCTGGTATTGGTAAATTCGCTTGCCGGGCACGCCCAGAGCGTCAGGTCCGCAATCCTGCGACAGGTGAGACAATGACGAAGCCTGCCGATCGCGCAGTAAAAGTGACCATTGCCAAAGCGTTGAAGGATGCTGTGAACGGCTGACAAAACCCACACGGGTTAAAAAGGCCTCGGGGCGTTTGCCTGCGAGGCCTTTTTCTATTGTGCGCCATGAAGGCCATGACTGAAATTGATTGATTAGGTGATCACGATGCCCTCCCCCCGCGAAACCATCCTGACCGCCCTGGCGGACCTGCTCAGCACAGTGCCGCATGTGCCGGTGCTGCGCGGCGAGGTCCTGCCCGAGCGGATCCCGCCTTCAGGCCTGATGATCCTGCGCGATGGCAATCCCGGCGAACCGGGCGTGACGCTGTCGCCGCTGATGTATCACTATCAGCACCGCGCCGAGTTGGAGGTGATCGTGCAGACCGGCGAAGAGCGTGATGCGCGGTTTGATCGGCTGATCGGGCGCATCGGCGCCGCCATTGCAGCCGATCGCACCCTTCGCGGCCTGTGCGACTGGGTCGAAGCTGAGGCCCCAGAACCGGTCGACCTGCCTGTTGAGGGAGGGGCCACACTGAAGGCCGCCATCGTGCCGATCATCCTGCATTACGCCACCAGCGACGCGCTGGCCTGATCATACCAAATAGCTGAGATTCAAGGAGAGACACGATGGCACGAGCACAGGGTGCGCGGGCGCAGATGGCGCTGGCGTTCGAGACAACCTATGGCACGCCGCCAGCGAGCGGCTTCACGCGGATGCCCTTCGCCAGTACCACGCTCGGGGCCGAGCAGCCACTTCTGGCCTCGGAATTGCTCGGCTATGGCCGCGATCCGCTGGCACCTACCAAGGACGCGGTCACGGCAGACGGCAATGTGGTGATCCCGATCGATGCGGCTTCCATCGGCTTCTGGCTGAAAGCCGCCTTCGGTGCGCCAACAACAGCCGGAACTACAACCAAGACCCACACTTTCCAGTCGGGCAGCTGGAATCTGCCGTCTTTCGCCATTGAGACAGGCATGCCCGAACTGCCACGCTATGCGATGTATGCCGGCTGCAAGCTCGACAGCCTCAGCTGGCAGATGGGCCGCGCAGGATTGCTAACCGCGACCGCCAGCATTGTGGCCCAGGGAGAAACAATAGCGACCACATCTGCCGCGGGCGCACTGGCCGACCTGACCTTGACGCGCTTTGGCCATTTCAACGGATCGATCAAGCGCAATGGGCAATCCATCGGCAATGTGGTCACGGCCGATATCACCTATGCCAATAACCTCGACCGCATCGAGACCATACGCTCGGATGGCAAGATCGACGGGGCGGATCCATCTGTCGCGGCGCTCACCGGCAACATCGTTGTGCGCTTTGCGGATCAGACCTTGGTCACCCAAGCGATCAATGGCGAGGCTTGCACGCTGGAGTTCGACTATACGCTGACCGGAGGTGTTGGCCTCAAGCTCACCGCCCATGCGGTTTACCTGCCACGCCCGCGCATCGAGATTGCGGGACCGCAGGGTATTCAGGCGACCTTTGATTGGCAGGCAGCCCTCGCAGCAGATCCTGCACGGATGTGCACGGTGGTGCTGACCAACAGCATGGCGGGGTACTGATCATGCTCAGACTGCAACTGACCAACACACCCGACTGGCTTGATCTGGGCTACGGAGTGCGCGTTCTGGTCGAACCGATGGGCACAGCCATGATGATCGCCGCCCGGCGCGATCCCCGGGTTGCGGCCTTGGGCGACGGTTTTGAGGAGCTGAACAACGATGATCTTGCGCTGGTCATGGCCAAGGCCGTCGCGCGCATTGCGATAAAAGACTGGGAAGGCGTCGGGGACGCGGATGGCAAGCCGGTCACAGTGACGACAGAGCGTGTCGACGCCCTGTTGGAGGTCTGGCCCTTGTTTGAGGCCTTCCAGACCAAATACGTAAATTCCGGCTTTTTGCTGGAGCAGGAAAAAAACGGCTCACCGCTCTCGCCCAATGGGAATTCGGCGGGGGCGGTGACTATTGTGCAGCCTGCCAAGGCGCGTGCCCGGACTGCCCGCAAATCCTGAACGCACCGCTGAGCTATGAGGGCTGGCAGATCTGGGATCTGGTCCAGCGCCTCGGCGGTCAGCTGCGGATTGCAGGCACATCCGTGATCGGCTGGGACATGGGCGCCGCGCTGCAACTGGGTGCTGCTCTCGGTGTACCGTCACGGGCAATGGCGGAACTGCTGCCACCGATCGAGGCCGCAATGGTGCGCAAGATCAATGAAGACGCCCAGGCCGCATCCAGCGGTCTTTGCTGAGTGCGTTCTACTGACGAACGCAGTGACCAACTAAGGACTGCCACTCCATGACCACCAAACAAGTTTCTGTCCGCCTCTCGGCGGTGGGCGGCCGGCAGGTGCGTGCTGAACTGGAGGGTGTGGGCGAGGCTGGCGCCCGCGGGTTTGGCCGGCTGAGCCGCGAGATGGAGGCGGCGAACCAGCGCATGGCGCGCTTTTGGCGGCGCACCAGCCTGGGGCTGGTGGCCCTTGCCGCAACAATCAAGACCACGGGCGCGCTGATGATCCGCTCGGGCCTGCAAACGGTGGACGCGCAGGCCAAGCTCGCTGCCTCGCTCGATACCACCGTCGCGTCTATCCAGGTGCTGGAGCGCGCAGGCGATCTGGCGGGCGTGTCGATGGGGCAGATCGAGCAGGCCACGATGCAGCTGACGCGGCGGTTATCGCAGGCTGCCGCGGGCACAGGTCCTGCGGCAGACGCGCTGGACAAGCTGCGCTTGTCGGCATCCGAGCTGCAGCGCTTGCCGCTGGATGCGCGTATTGCCCTGATCCAGGAGCGGCTTGCGGAGTTCGTCCCCGAGGCCGAACGCGCGGCCGTGGCCTCGCAGCTCTTCGGCGATCGTGCCGCCCTGGTGTTCACCCGCATCGATAGCGCCACGTTGCGCCAGGCCAATCAGGACCTGATCGATTTCGGGGTGATCGTGTCGGATCAGGATGCGCGACAGATCGAGACCACCAATGACGCCATCTCCCGTCTGGGGCTGCTCTGGCGCGGGGTTGCCAACCAGCTGACAGTCGCCGTGGCACCGGCGCTGGAAGCCACGGTCAATGGGCTGGTGGCATTTGCACGCGTGACCGGCCCGCTTGGGGTGGCGATCCGGTTTACCTTTGACAATCTGACCCGTTTTGGCACCTATGCTGCGACCCTCATAGGGCTGATGGCCGGGCGATGGGTGCTGGCTATGGGCCGCGCGGCCCTGTCGGTCAAAGGTCTGACCACGGCATTCGTGTTTCTGAAGGGTGCCATTCTGCGCACCGGTATCGGCGCGCTGATCGTTGGCGCCGGCGAGTTGGTCTTCTGGTTCACCAAACTGGTCCAAGGTGCCGGTGGTTTTGGCAATGCGATGGCGCTCCTGAAGGATGTGGCCGCCGAAGTCTGGGGCCGGATCAAGATGGGCGCCTCCACAGCAGGGGCCGCTGCCACAGCGATGTTCTTTGACCTGAAGGCCGATGCCGCCTCTGGTATGGCCTCGGCAATCGAGAGTGTTGTAGGTTTTGGCAACACCACCGTCAACACGTTCCAAGGCACGTTTTATGCGGTGCAGGCTGTGTGGAGCGCGCTGCCGGATGTGTTTCGCCGCATTGGGGCGCAGTCGATCAATGCCCTGATCGAGGCAATGGAGAGTGGTATTGCCGGCATCACGGATGCCGTCAACAACCTGCTGACCTTGGGCGGCCGCCGCCCGGATTGGGCGACTGCGCCGCCTGATCTGTCGGGCTGGATGCGGGTTGTGCCCGAGGCCGTGGATATCGGCGGGCGCGCGGCAGAAGGATTTGCGCGCGGGTTCGAGAGTGATCTCCTGACAGCGCCAGATCTTGGTCTAGGGGATATCGCTCGCGAGGCGCTGGCCAGTGCCAATACCTATCGTCAAGCGGCAGAGGACCTCGCTGCAGGTGCCACCTGCCACTGGCCAGCTGGCAGGCGCTCAGGGATGCTATCAGCGGCGCCGATACGGACGGCCAAGAGGCTCTAAGCGGTGCATCCGCTTCTGCCGCGCGCTTCAATAACGAGCTGGAGGACACCGAGGAGACCGCCACCCGCGCTGGCGGTGCCGCGCGGCAGGCCGGCACAGACGCCAAAGAGGGCGCAGAGGTTGCCGCCACAGGCTGGCGGGCTGTCTCGGAAGGGCTGGCCCGTTACGCAGAGGATGCGATGAACTGGGGCAAAGGGATCAGTGACACTCTGGTCGGGTCGTGTCTCGGAGTTGGTGGAAATTTGAAGTTGGCGTAATCTCCGGGTGAACCAAACCCACCCAAACGGCGGTTGGCACCGCCACAGGAGATCACGCCATGACACAGAATACAGACACCAGCG